ACATACTTGTAAAAACTTATAACAGGGTACGAATCTGCTGTCTTTACCATCCCTCCGGGATGCCCGTAAGAAGTAGCCGAAGAATTTCTTTGGTTGCGGGTAGTAGAATCGAACTACTGACGGAAGGCTTATGAGACCCTTGATCTACCACTGATCTAACCTGCAATAATGATTGGTGCTGGTTGTAGGCATCGAACCCACGACCTGACGCTTACAAGGCGCCTGCTCTGCCATCTGAGCTAAACCAGCATGTGTATGGCAACCCGGCACGGATTCGAACCGCGATCGCATGGTTTTGGAGACCAGCATTTTGCCGTTAAACTACCGGGAAATTGTACTGAAAGAATATAGAGGGGCTTCACACCCCATTGACGGTTGGCCGATCCGTTAACGGACCTAAGGTAGTAGGATTCTATTGAAGCACTTTTAGTGTTTCTCTATAGGGGCCTGCTTCATAGGCCGATAGTCAAGAACCTTATCGGGAGGTACCATGTCACTATCGAAAGTATAGTAAACCCTGTTGTATCCAACGTCACTTACAAAATTGATTTCACTAATTCTCAACTGAGTACCATTCCAGTATTTAATCCAGTCACCAACTTGTAGCTGTCTAGTGCTCATAGTTAGTCCTTGTACTTAAGGAGCCATTCATTAGAGATAGCTTTGAAAGAGTATTGACCATCAACACGCTTAAACACAAGACCTTCCCTGAGAACATTACTGTTCATAACAGCACTAGGACCAGTAGCAGCTTCGAGGACATCGTGAATAGTGTTAGCTTCGAAGAAACAGTCAGGTTCTAGGATGGGAACATGAGGGATTTTAGCTTTCCAAGCACAAGCAGTACGCTCTTGAGGCGTCATGTATTGCTGGTCGGTGATGTCGTAGATCTCGAATAGGTAGAATTCAAGTTCTTTCCTGTCGTATTTGTTACCTTGAATACCAGGACCAATTAGTTCACCTTGGAGAGCAAGCTCATGGTAGCCTGTGTACTCAGAGAGAATCATAAGCTTTTCTTGTAGGTTGTACTTTTCAGCAGCCTTCCAGAAAGCATTCTCAGGATCGTACTTCAGGTCAATATTACGACTGCAGACACCAAAGACGCCGTCTTTAAGGTAGACTGTCATAGAGCTACCATCAAGCTTCTCGGTGATCTCAAACTGCCAATCCATTTGGAAACCAAAGACTTCATTCCAACAATTCTGGATTCGCTCTTGGTCAGTTTTCGGGATGAAGTAAGGGAAGCTACCCTTTACTTGTCCACGGAGCTGAACAGGGATTTCCATTTCCCATTTCTGAACATTAAGAAGAGGACTCAGATCAGAAGCCATATCAGGCTTGAAGCAAGCAGGAGCAGCAAGGACAGAAAGAGGTAGTACAAGCCCTTGACTAATTTGTCCTTTAAGCTTTTTGGTCCGGAGCCTTTCACCATCAACACCGTTATAGATACGCTTCTTATCTTGGTTGCTACGGAGGAAAGGAGCAAGCTCAATAGGAACCCAAGAGTCAATCTCAAGGTAAATAACGACTTCACCAACTTTAAAGTCTCCTTTCTTAACTACAACTTCCCAACCGTCAACAATAGCTGTTTCAATAAAGGCCGCATCAGGGATCGGTCGAAGATCTTTAATGACACGGAAGGTAGCCATTTTACGTTCAGACATTGTTAATCCTTATAAGCCGCTTTAAGGCAACGAAGAAGGTGGATATTACCTGCTGTGGAGTCATAGTCTTCTAGGTAACCATCTTTATCAAAAGTACCTTTAAGAAGACCTGCTTCAACCCACGCGGAATAGATTTCATATTCCCAATTGGAATTACCAAAAGGTCGCTTACCGCTAAACCCCTCACCTTCGTAGTAAAGTTGTAGTAGGAGGTTTCGAAAGTATTCTTTGACTGTTTTAGCACCAGCGTCATTACGCTGCATTTTACAGTTGAGATAATCTTTAGTAGACCTAGCCATGATTACATGAACCAACCAAGGATAGCGCCGAGGGGCGGGATAAACACACCAGCGATACGACCAATGAATTCTCCTGCTTGTTCAGCATTGTAACCCATAGTGATGAGCTCAACAACGTTCATAACATATCCTGCAGCAGCAAGGATTAGAAATCCAAACCAAGTGAGTATAACAGTCAGAGAAGTAGTTTTGAAAGTCATAATATAGTGTCCTTTACCTTAGGTGAAACCATTCACCGTGATGGTGATCGTCTTTGTGGATATTGTGTAGCGTAGATTCTAGATATCCTAGCCCTACACCGTGATATAGCAAAGTAATTTTGAACGGGTTACTATGTTGGATATTCTTTAAACGACGTTCTATATTATCTGTGCTACCAATTTTGATGTACTTACCGCATTTGATGATATACAAGTCTTGCTTAGCCTGTATGTTAAGCCCCTTACGACCATTAGCTTTAGCTACACAAGACTTACAAGAAGAGCTTTTACCTGTACGTAGGTTAGAAGCCTTAACAGCTTGTTTATTACCACAACTACATTTACAGTTATAGTACCAATTACCATTAGAACCTTTGTGCGAAAAAGAAAGAACAGTCCAATTACGGAACTGTTCTCCCTTTCGTAGCTCATTATTTGAATATTGATTAGGCATAGCACACCCTTTAGTTTTCCTATTAGGGGCCAGCTAGAAGGTGTGCTTAGATTTGACATCCTCCACTAGTACAAGCTAGCATCTGAGCGCCTTCAACATTATCTTGAATCTCAAAGAACCTAGCCCAATCAACATGAGGCATAGCAGCAACTAGTTCGTTGTACTTGTCTTCAGTGATGTCTTCATAAGGGGCCTGCTGGTAGGTACCACCGTCATCCGGTAGGAAACTAATACCAGTACATTCATCAAAGTGTTCCCAAACCCAAGCACCTACTTCCATCCACTCGTGTTCTTTAACACTGATAGTGATAGAAGGTTTATGCTCACACCAATGACGCTGAAACTTAAGCCAGATGTCTAGGTGTTCAATAGCAGTAAGGTCGTGACGAGTGATACCACTTGCACGCATAGGGAAGGAAAATACACAGGTAGACTTAGGAGACATGACACAGGGTTCATTAGGAACTCCTTCATCAATGAGGAATTGAGTAAGAGGATCTTTGAAGTCTTGCCTGACTCGACGGATGTAGTAAGGAGCATGACCAGCATGAAGACCGCTTTCAGTAAGTGTCAGCTGGCTAACAGTACCTTCAGGCTTCACACAAGTAACAGCTGCACTACGTGGAATACCAATCATGTCAGCAAACGTAAAGTTAGTCTCGACAGCGGCATCTCGGAGAGTCTCTAGGAGAGTTTTTAGGAAGAATGTAGGGCTGTCTTCAAGCAGAAATTTGTTACCAAGAATACCAGTCATAGACACACCAAGAAGCCTTTCTGCTTCAGTCTGCTCTTTCCAGATAGGACGTAGGTACGGGAAGTCAGTGAGTGTACTCTGAATAGTACCAATGAAAGAAGCCAGACGAACTTTCCTATAGAGTTCTTGCCTATCATCAGTAGGACGAACAACTACGGTAGACAGATTACAGAACTGATAAGGACGAAGGATAATCTCAGAGCAAGGGTTGGTACCGTAGTCAACATCATAAGGACGACGGCCAAACTTAGCAGCTTGTTTTTTGCTAGCTTCCCTGTTGAAGATACCTCGTTCACCAGAGTGAGACTCGTAAAGACTAACCCACTCTTTCATGAACTGACCAATAGTAGGTTTAGTCTCGTAGACAGCACTGTTGTTAGCAAGACGGCGCTCAGGATTAGTTTTCCACCATTCACCACTCTTAGCAAGAGCATGAAGGTGGTCATCAAGATTACCAAGGCTAATCATAGCACTACGACGAACACCACCAACGACAACAATGTCGCCGATCTTACACATGATGTCATGGACTTCAATGGTGGTAAGCTTACGGCCGACAGCATTATGGAATTTATTAATAGTGTACTCGAAGAGGGCTACCAGAGGCTCCGGCCCACTTGCTCGGCCACCAAACGTTTTAAGAGGCGCACCAGCAGGACGAACCCTACTAGTATCCCACTTAGGAACCCGACCAGCATAAAGACTGGTAATGAGATCTCGAAAGGCATAGCACCATCCTTCTTTGCTGTCCTCAACGACAATTGTACGATCTTCTTCAGTTAGCCAAGGGATGCTAGGAAGAACATCAGCATTAATAAGTGTAACATACTTCTGCTCAACACTAAAGCCGACACCAGTGCCAGACAGTAGAATGAACATTGCTTCGTCGAACGACCAGAGGTGGTCGACCGGAAGATAAGAACAATTATAGGCCGCGACATGATTGCGGGCCAGTGCAGGACCAGCTGTCATGATACTACGCATTGACGGAAGAACATCCATCACACGAATACCTTGAACAGCTTCATTGAAAGTATCTTCAAGCTTGGGCCAAGCTTCAGGATACTTTTCTTTTAGATAACCATGGAAGAAGTCTTCCCAACGATCCACAGTCTCATCCCAACTCTCACGACGATACTGTTCGGGGAGATATCGAGAGTATCGGGACTTAGCAATGAACTCTTGGTAGGTATTAAGCATAAATCTTTCCTGTTGTAATTTTAGTTTTAGGTATTAGGGGCCTGCTTCTTGATATACACTTTCACAAACTTATTCTTTTGTTTTTCCATCTTAGTAATCATGTCTTTAGTACCGGGAGACTTACCGTCCCAAAACGCAATGAGACCATCAGCATAAGAAGCCATCTCACTATTGCGCTTAGGACCGGCACTTCGATCTAGCTTGTTACTACCATTAGGATACCACTGTGCAGGGAAGTGTTTAATGGGGATATCATTCTTAGTTGCCCAGAGACAACCCCAAGTGTCTACTCCCACTGCATCACCACTAACAAGTTGAGTCATGCCAATGTTACGCTCAGTAAGAAACTGTTCAATACCATCAAAGACTTCTTGCTTAGTAAAACCTTTACGACTACCAGCAACAATTAGACGCATTCCATTTCCTTAACAAAAGAAGTACTCACTTTGTTTTACCTGTTTGATGTTAAGATTACCGAGCGGAGGTTGCTCTACCTTGAAATCTTCCTTATACAACATCACAGTAGCTTCAATGATGTCGAAGAAGTTAGGCACATCGTAGATCTGAATGAAGGTCTCTTTAGTAACCTTTTGCAGCTTATCAACATCACTTGCATGGGTAGCAAACGAGTCGTGGACTGCAGCGAAGTTACCTTCGAAAGCATTGATAGTGTTCATCATGTGAGCGGCATCCATGCTGTGGACAAAGTTAGGGCTAATACCGCTGGCAAACGACCTACGGCAAGGCACCTTTTGTTTGTCTTTATCAAGGACATCTACACGAATGACGTGACGGATACGACCGTCTTTGTTACCACCTTTAATACCTTTGATCGAACCTCTAAACTTACGCTCGTGTTGGAGGTAAGCTTTGTAAATGACCGGGAAGCCACTCGGGGTAGACCATTCAATAACCTTACGGCCTTTATCAAGCTCGTGAGCAGCAATCTTTTGCAGGTACTTAGTAGTACGCAACGGACCAGCACAGACTTGATTAATAGCTTTAATAAGGTTCTCAGCGAGTTTGTTGCAGTCTCCTTCGGTAATGTTGTATTTAGCAGTGAAGCCTTCTACGTGGCAATCATCGTACATGTTCTTACTAATACGAAGCTTACCAGCACTGTAGGCACGAGTCATAGAACCTCGTTTAGCAATACCCTTACGGATATGCTTCATAGGCATCCCACGCTCGTCAAACCACTCAGGCATAAGCTTGATGAGGTCTTTAGCTACAGCAACATAGAAGTCATTTTGCAACTCAGCAGGCGTTAGAGAAACCAGAGCACCGGCTTGCTTGTCTTTAGACATTGCTGCCAGATGCTGCCAGCCGTTATTGCTGCCGTCAATAGGAATAGGCAGTCCACTTCGGTAGGTTTTCCCGTCAGCTTTAGCTTCGAGGTAATTCTTGATTTCATGACAAACAGCAAGGAACGCATAGGGCTTCTCAGCATCCTTATGAACAGTGTTTCGCATTGCAGTCTTTAGAATCATTTCAAGATTCTGTCTAGACCACTCCTCACGATCAACTAGAGTCATCTTGTCGACAGAAATAGATTCGAGACCTTCTGTTTTCAAGTGAGTAGCGTAATCGGTAGTAAGCCACTTAAGGGCTTTCAGTTCTTTAATACTGTAGCTCTTGTTGTAGGAGTTACCAGCATGAATAAGGAACCATTTGAAGCCGTTCTCAGTGACTCGTTTAGTATCATTGAACAAAAACAAGCTACGAGCAATATCACTACCTTGGAAGTCAAGGAAGTTCTCTGCATAGTACAGCCTACCACGGTAGTCGCAAGAGACTTCTTGGTAGAAAGGTTTGTTGAAGGTAGCAACCAAGTCTGCTTTAGCAACGACCTGATTGTACTCGAACAGCTTACTACGCATCCGCTGAACCTTAGCATCTTTGGAACCGAAGAAGTCGGTGCCATCCATATGCTTCAGACCTTTAGGAAGCTCTTTGTTATTCTTACTGATGTCGAACTTATAGATTACACCATCGGCGTCGACAAGATCAATAACAGAATCAGGCGGGTTAGCCTTGAGCGCCTCAAGTACTTGGATGTTAAGTTTCCAAGATTGTGCTCGGATCTTGTTGAGGGCTTGTACAAAGGGTGCGTGTAGGTAGTGATGAAATAGCTTACCATCAGTCCATCCTTTAATGAAAGGCTCTTTGGTAAGCGGACTCCTCAGACCTTTGATCGGCTCCAGAGGAGTAAAGCTAGTACCAACAAGCACAGGTTTAATAGCATCCATGTCTCCTACGATCTGGACCATCAGCGGTGCTCGCCAACCGTCATATTCCCTGAAGATCTCAATGAGATTAGCTTGAAGGAAAGTTTCAAGCATAATGTCACCAAGGGCTAGAGTTTTCTTAACGTCAGTCTCATCTTCACCGATCTCTTGAGCAACCCTTTTACCGACACGATCACTGACGAAGGTCAGCTTTACCTGTGCCACGTAGTTAGATTGCTTGTTGTGGAGACAATACTTAAGAAGAGTACCCCATGCTTCACTCACGAGCCGATCCAAGTGGATCTCCCAATCAGGGAAGCTAGCGAGGAGGCGAGCACCTTCATTGTAGGTCTTGTTGTTATTGAGGACAACTTTACTTACTTTGCTGGAAAGGTACTCGACCAAGTCCATTTAAAGCTCCTTATTCAAAGTCTGCTAGAGTCAAACTACTAAGACGACCAGTCTTCTCATTATACACTGCCGTACCAGCGTTACCAGTCTTACCAGTACGACGGCACTTCAGCACACGAAACTTAATAGTGTTACGTTCTTTCTCGTCATCAGCAATCATGTTACGTGCAAAGCCAATGATGTCAAAAGAGATCTGCTTGATAGAGCCACTACCTTTAATATCATCCATAGAAGGGAGGTTACCTTCTTCGAAAGGCTTTTGACCGCTACCACTCTTACGAAGATGGCTGATAACACCAAGCCAGATGTTGTGCTTCTTAACAATCTTAAGCAATGCCGACATAACATAATCGACTGCTTCATTACCCGTCTTACCGTCAGCACCTTCACTGACAGCAATAGTAATGTGGTCAAGCACAATGTACTTACAACCGATCAAAGCAAGGTACTCGATCTTATCAATAAGGCTATCATCACTCACAGAACCCTGATGATCGAGCAGTACAATACGTTCATCACCGAAGACTGCTTCGTAAGCTTTACGAGCTTCCTTATCAGTAACTTTTTGATCTTCGAGGTTCTTACGGAGGTACATGCCAATGAACTTCTCGGCCGTATCACCGACAGACTCTTCGAGGGAGATGATACCAATTTTATCTTCAGTCTTCTCTTTCAGGTCAAGGATGATTTCTTTGATGACCGTACTCTTACCGCTACCAGTACCACTAGTGAACAGTACGATTTCACCCATTCTCATGCCTTTGGTTTTGTCGTTGATACCATCAATGCACTTAGGATAAGGAACACTGACAGTATTACGACGCTCTTGGTACTGTTCCCAAATAGCTTCACCACGGACAATACCAGCAGGGCTATAAGGACGAGCATCAAAGACAGCTTTAAGAAGAGCTTCACTACCGTGCTTAATCAGCACATCACAAGGGTCTTTCTCAGTAAGTTTAGCGATCTTGACCTTATCAAAGCCAATGATCTTAGCTGCTTCAACAGCTGCTTTCTGGCCGGGTTCATCTTGATCAAACATGATAATGACTTCATTATAACCACGAAGCCATTCACGTTGGTTGATAAGCAGCTTAAGTTGACTAGCACTAGGGAGGCTAACTACCGGGTAGAACTTTTGGTACTTGTCGTATTGAGCTTGAGCGACTGCGAGACAGTCCAACTCGCCTTCAGTAATGACAATCCTAGTACCGCCAGCAGACACATTGGTACCGAACAACTCAAGGCCGTTACCTTTAGCATCTCCGTGGATGATAAAGTCTTTAGGGAGACGTCGCTCTTTGTAGCCAACAATTACTCCTTCTTTAGTGTACGGATAAAAGTGGCTAGCAATGGTTTCTCCATCATCAGCATAAGCAACTTTAACGCCATAATGATCAGCAATGTTTTTCTTAATGTTGCGCTCTTGGAAACCTCGAACAGGGAACTCAGCAATTTCCTCAACAGTAAAGGCACTAGTAGCAACAACTGTTTTCTTACGCATGGGTTTCTTTTTAGTAGAGGTTACAGAACCGTCTAGTTTAGACGTTTGATTACAGACGAAACAATAACCCCACTCGTCTCCGTCTTTGAAAGAAAGTCCATCGGACGATCCACAATCAGGATTCGGGCAGGGAATATGATTCCATTGACTCATTACTCGAACTCAGCCTTTAGTTTAAGGTATTCATTATAACGAGCTTGCTTACCATTTTGCTCTTTTTCTTTTACAGCTTTCTTTAAACGTTTAAGACTTTCTTTATGCTTTTGATAATCTTCTTCAGAGTATTCTTCCAACCAACAAAGATACATTACTTTGTAGTCAGAATCATCTTCATCAGAGTCGAGCGAAATGTAAGCATCAAGGTCTTTATACTTGAGCGTTTCTTCAAGGACGTCAGCTAGGTCACAAGCTCGCTGGTAAGTACCAAGGTTTTTACGCCTAGTGTGATACAGCTTACGCCTTCCCATCTTTCTTTTCCTCACGCTTCTGCGATCGTTGAGCTTTGTTACGGGCTTTTTCTACTGCTTGTTGATCTTGTGGGTCGAGCTTACGCTTATGGAATGCTTTCTCGAAGTCATCTTCTTGAAGGAAGTCCCTCGGATCGAACTTATATTTGTCTTTCATATGGTTACACTTATTACCAGTAAATTTTATAAACGAGTTCGTTAACGCTATTAGTAGGGTAGTCTTTAGGAACCCACCTAGTAGCTCCGATTTGTTTATTGAGGAACAAAGGCTTACCATGTTCATTGATGCGCGTAAGAACATCTAGCTTTTGCAGGATGTTATTTTCTGCATGAGACCAGATGCTCTTAGTACGACACAGCATAAGCATGGAGCACTTATAGATAGCCCCATCAGCAATACGTTGGTTTACTTCTTTCGAAGAACTCGTGTACGTTTGCCAGTTGCTTTCGCCGATGCGCCTTGTCCTCTTGTAGCGGTGGAAGGCTTTCTTCCCGATGTAGCGGAGGTAGCCGCCCTCGTAGTCGTCGACTTCGATTTGGTAGATGAAGCCGTGGAACCCTTCGGCCGACCTCGCCGTGGTGAACTCGGTGACGTCTGGTCCGTCAACACCTCGCCAGACCCAATGTCCGAGTCGCCATGATTTTCCGACAGCAGTACTTCTTCCGGGCATTCTTTAACCTCATCAGGGATAACCTTACCTGTCTTAAGATCTGACAATCGAAGGCTAATAGAGTTAGCGATCAAGGCTTCATTAAAGGTAATACCTTTCATGTACCTTTCGTGAGTAGCATTCCAAGACATCTTGTGTTGGATCTCTTCCTTAGACAGCTCACGTAGCTCATCAAGGCTTTCGCGGATGATAAGACAGTTGGCTGATTTGTAGAAGCGATTCTCCCAATCTTTATAACGTACACTACCAATTTGTGGCTGGCCTTTGTTATTGAGATTGATGTCTCGCCATTGAGTAAGGATCCTATCCTTGAACTCATGGAGGAATTTGTTTTGCAGAATATTTTCGGCTTTGTTAGGACCAATACCCCAAATGCCGGGGATATTGTCGGCAGCATCGCCGGTGAGTAGCTGCAGGGACATGAACACAAAGCTGTCTTGTGGACTAGTGTAGTACAGTTCTTTCTTCTTGAAGTTCCAGTGCCATCCGGGGATCATGTTAAGATCTTTATCGATGTGGCACACTACAGGTTTAAGACCTTCTTCCATTGCTTTGTAAGCATAGATGCTACAGTAGTCATCAGCTTCGCCACCATCAGAAGCAATGAACTCTCCTTGAGCGAACTCGTAGAGATCACTGACTCTATCGGCAACATCGGGCTGAAGCACAGTACGACGATGAGCTTTATACTCAGGGTCAACACCGTAGCGGAAGTTGTCTTTACCTTTTACAAACACATAGACGTTACTAGGACTATCTAGGTCTTCAATGATGGACTCAACAGCAAGTACGAGCTTCTTTTCAGCTGCTCGCTTGTTGATGGTAGTCCATGCTACTGAGTACACCAGAGAGTCTACATCGATTAGAGCAACATCGAATTGCTCAGTGGACTTCGGCATAATTACTCCCAATTTTACCGTCACCGTTCATGCACATAACTCCGAACCATTTAGGAGCTTCCGTAAAGGCTTCAATCATAAGCAGCCTACATTCTTCGGCGTACTTAGGATGAGTCTCAATGGCGAACTCGTCGTGATAGTGGAGTCGGAAACGGAACGGGATCTTACGCTTACGAGCTTCTTTAGCGAAGTAAACTGCAGCAGCTTTACAAGTGATACCTTCAAGGGTCTGAAGGAGATAGTTAAGCAGCTGATGCTTACTGCCGACGAAGATAATGCGACCGTCAATACCACGGATACAAGCATTTTCATCGCCGAAGCGTTGTCGAGTGCGCTCCCACTGGTTAACAAGTCGCTCTCGAAGCGGACCCAATCCGGGGATCGAGTTCTCAAACTTCTCTAGGGCAAGCTTACCAATGACAGCATCCCGAATACCTTTCAGGATTAGACCAAGCTTAGGCGGTCCAGCACCAAACAAGAAAGCGTACAAGAAAGGTTTAGCAGTCTTACGGTTAGGTCCGTCAGTGAACTCTGCTAGGGTGTTGGCATTTCGAGTGTGGACGTCACCATTGATAACCTCATTAGTGAACTCGTCATTACCAATGTAGTGACAGAGACCACGCATTTGGTTACCAGCACTGTCGGCACCAACAATGACATTACCTTTGTTGGGCAACAGTAGGCTACGCATTTCATAACCATAACCGCCGGCACTACCGTAAAGGATGTTACCTTCTTTATCTTTCTGGACAGACGGTAGGTTAGCAATTACTTCATGGCGACAGCGGAAGGTAGGAGTGCCAATAGTCCACATACGACCATGTAGCCTACCATCGTACTCAGCTGCTTCAATCCAGCCTCTGAGAATTCCATGTCGATTCGAGATGCTGTTGTATTCACTGATCTTGAGACCAATGTCTCCAAGAGGTTCGAGGGAACTCTCCGTGAGCTTGGGACTTTTCTGAACAAACTTACCGTTGATGCGCTCAACATTCCAGTCGTCAGGTTCCCAACCAAGGCTATAGAGCCATTGCTTAAGCACCTTATCGGAGCTGAGCTTACCTTGTTCGAGTTTAATACGACAGTAAGGACCGACAACAAGTCGCTCTTTCAAAGCGTTATCAGGCTCAATCTCAAACCATTTACAAGTACTAGCACCGTATTCACCGTTCTTTTTGATGAGAGGTTCTTTGTACTCATCAGCCTTATCGACCTTCATGGTGATAAGACCAATCATGGGGTTGATCTCGTTTTCAATCTCTTCCATACGAGCAGAGATTTCAGCGAGGAGCTTCTGAGCTTTTTTCATGTCGAAGTTCCAGCCATCCATACGGATTTCTGCTTCAACACGAGCAAACTCACACTCAACCATGAGACCTTTACCGATTAGCGGATTAACGCTGGCGATCTTTTTGATCTCGTCAACTAGTTGTTTGTAGATCAGTACGTTGAGGTGGACGTCACGAATACAGTACTCAAGCATTTCCCTAGAGTACTTACTGAAGTCGTTGAAGTCACCTTTAGGATACCCAAGCTTGCTACCCCAACCTTCGAGGCCATGCTTGTGGTTACGTTTGTATGACACCATTTGGGACATTACCCAAGTGTCATAGATGATTTGATCCTCTTTAGGTTTCCAACCGAGCAGATAATCTAGGACCATAAGGTCGTAGCCTGCAATGTTGTGACCAACTAGGATTTTAGCTTTGTAGAGTGATTTGAGACCTTCGGCTAGGCTAGGAAGATCAGGATCATAGTCTGAATATTGAAGCTGTTCACCAGTGTCAGTGTCTTCAGTACTCAAGCACCAGATGTTCTTTACTTCAGGCCAGAATCCATCGGTCTCAATGTCGAAGACAAGAGCCATGATTATTTTTCATCTTTAGGTTTGGTTAGTTTCTTAATCAGTAGAGGTCCACCAAACATTGCAGCATAGTAGCTCTCTAGGTATCTAGCTTCTACTTCATCGGGGTCGAAGTAATAAGCTTCAACACCGTCTTTAGCATTATGTGGGATACGAGGACGACGCCTACCTTTCTGCTCTGTAATAGCTTGAACACCATGCACCATTTCATGACACAGTGTTTCAATAAATTTTACAGCAATAAAGTTGTGGGTAGGTAGCTCGTCTTCGAACTCCATGTAAGGGTCTTCCACCTGGATAAGCACTCGGTCTTCCATAATGATGGTTACACCGGAGTGCCCCTCCAAGCAGGTAGCATTAGGTTCTACACCAGAAATAGCTACGTGACGCTTACCGGGGATGGGTTTTACTTTGAATCGTTTGACGTAGTCAGTATAGATGAGTCCAAAGAGGGTTTTAAGTTCGTTGTCGATCTTACCAAGGACAGCTGTACTGACTGTAATGTTACGAGGAAGGAGGGGTTTTAGCGATGAAGACATTTTCTGATCCTTGTTCATCGAGCTGTTCAATCAAGCTCAAGATAGATTCATTCATCGTTTCGATCTGCTCTTCTTGTCGCGAGATGATGATTTGTAGGTAGTTGATATACACTCCGAACATAATCAGAGCTACAATAAGCATTTCCATTATTGAATCCTAGTCACGAGTACTCCCAGATCTTTTAACCAATCAACAATAGACTCATCGTCTTTGTAGAGTTTCTTATAGACAAGCCGTCGGATACCTGCTTGATAGATCATCTTGGCGCAGGCCTTACACGGGGAGAGGGTGCTATAGAGAGTAGCTCCTTCAGTAGACTCATTAGACCGAGCTACTTTAAGGAGTGCATTGGCTTCTGCATGGAGAACTTCTTCTCTAGTCTTCCCATCAGTATCACGCATGACATTACTAGTACCACGAGGGGTGCCATTATAGGAGAACGAAATAATGTTCTCACCTTTAGTAATGATGCAACCCACTTTAACAAGATCGTCGTAAGACAGTTCACTCGTTTTGTGGGCTAGAGCCATAAAGAAATTATCCCAGCTTTCACGGGACTTCATACATGTTCTCCTTAGGGGCCTGCTATTTAGTGGCAAGCATGAAAAGACCAACGTTTCCAAGGGCATATCCGAAGTAGGTAATGCCCATTCCGGGGTTGCCTTTGTACATCTGTTCAGCAGAGATACACAGGTAGATGAGACCTGTCAGTACAATAAGCCAGCTGCTCATGTTGGTAGTACATAAGAGAGGTTGACGGGAACAACAAAGACGTCTCGTTTCTTACTAGCCTTGTCTTGACTAAAGTAGTAAAGAAAGTCATCAACGTCATTGATGTCGTAAAAGAGGCTGGAAAGATCGAAGTGACTACGCCACTCTTGTTGGTATGCGTTAAAGAATTCCTTATGCTTACGATCGTAGAGGCAGTACCTAGTCGCTTCAATCATGCTAGTCATCTTATTATTTCCGCAGGTTGTTACTCAGGTTGTACCACATGTTACCTGTAGCAGCTCCAAGCTGGATTAGCAAGAGGGTTTCAAGCTCATGCATCTGCTTTTGGGTACCATAGGCAAGGATGGTACGGACAAAGTCTTCAGGTCGTTTCTTGTGTTCAGCAAGCATGCGATCATTAGAGCAAATATATCCATCATTAGTAGTACCTTTATGGGTACCAATGTACTTCATATCGTTGCTCTTGTCAACCCACAAGTAGACGAAAGCTTCGTAGCTTGCTTCACTTTCAACAGTGTCTTGGACGGGTTGGACATCCATTGAGGCGTCGCCTTTAATGTAAGCCTCCCACAGTTCCCATGCGTAAGAGATAAGGTAGTTACCTTTATTACTCTTCCACAGCACGACGAACGAAGGAGTACCTTCATTGGCGACGAGATGTTCGAAGACACGCTTGTTATGCATGCCTTTAATCTCTTCACCGTTGACGACAATACGGATTTGTTTGCGACCAGAGCTATCCAAGAACTCTTCGACTTCGTCAACAGTACAGTTGAAGATATCAAAGAACTTGTTACTACCAGCCACAAACTTCTGGACTGTCTTGACGTATTCCATAGGGTTCCTTATTGGGTTTCAACGTCATTAATTCTACGAATTTCAAGGAGATTGCTGATAGCAGAGCGCCAAGCTTTATCTACTTGTTTTGTCATATCAGTGTAAGCAGAGCTAAAAGCTTTAACAGTAGAGAGGTTGTTGAGGATTTCTTCTACGAGTTCGTTGGTGCGAGTAGGTCTAGGCAACGATACCATTTTAGTTTCAGGGAGGAGGGGTTTACTACTAATAGGGAAGCAGGCACAACTACCGTCCTGCTCATCATAAGTACACCAGCATGTACCACAAACATTACGGCTCATCTTGCAAACCTTTTTGTAGTTTCTTTTTGCTGTTATGCAATCGATTATTTTCACAGTATTTACAAGTACCGTTGTTACGACAGGTACGATCGAATCGTTTGCTACCGAAGTACGGCTCTCGTTTTTCTTTACCGTGCTTGATCCCTTTGTCGAGGCTCATTTAATCCCTCCATTGGGATGAAGTTTTGGCAGACTTCTCCTTTAACATAGAAGGCGGCATAGGGAATGGGTCGATCTACCCTTGTAGGGATACTACGCATGCAAACATCAGCACGAGTACAACCAGACCGAAAGTTCCCACAACGAGCGTAATCATAAGGTAGCTCTTTCATGGGCGAGTTTGCCATTGCACAAGCTCTTTACGGATACGATCAACTTCTGCTTCTGCTTTAACAAGTTCTGCATAGAGTCTTTCCCCATGAGACTGAGGACGAACAACTACGAGATAAGAATAGAAAGCAGGGCCATCTTTTTTGATTTCGATACGGCAATCATTATCAAAACCATTAAAGTAATTTGCTGCTTGTAGGGTAGTCATACCTGCAAGATAATCTTGGAGGTCTGCACAAATAACGACGTCGTCGGGGTTAATCACGAATAGTCTCCTTGAGAGCGAATACCTTTGTAGACGGGATGACGTGGTTTTTCTTTGACACCTACAGGGAAGAAATTATAAGTGATGATGGACTCTTCATCCCAATGATGGTACCACCACTCACGTTCTTCAGCGGTAAATCCAGTACCAATATGGAACTCTACATCAGTGACACGATCACGAACGAGTAGAGCACCCATACGTTCTTTAGCTACCAGCCCTTCTTTGGCGGTGCTACGTTCGATTTTACCGGTGGCTCCTCGTTTTGCTTCGTTGGTGTTTTCGTATTCAGGAACCATGTCGACGACGTATGCTTCGCTGTCTTCAAATCTTTTGAGCTTGAAAGCATTAGCTTCTTTGAGCGTAGTCCTACCATATTTATACATACCTTTACGACTACGAATAATAATGCCTTCGTACCCTTCATCAATACACTTTGCTTCGTATTTAGCTAGTGCAATAGGGTCATTGATGATTTCACCTTTAAGGGCTACAACATGTTTGTTTTTGAGACGAGGAACAAGATCAATTACATTGTTGAGTCGCTCATGGTACACAGTGTTGTCCTCACCCCACATGTCGAACACGTAGTAAGTGAAGTCAAACACTTTATCATGCGCCATTACATGACTGTTTGTATTCCTATAGACGTCAGCAGCAGTAGGGTCGCCAACAATAAGCTCACCGTCGAAACCTTCTGGCAGATGCTGAAGTTGTTTACGGACATGGTCACTTGGGATGAGCTTAAGGGTACGACTGACAGGGCCATATTTAGTAGTGAGACACCTAATACCATCCAGCTTAGGCATAGCAATACAAGGATACGGAACATCAACGTAGATGTCCGGATTCTTTTGGTACAGGAGCATGGGTTTCATTTATTCACCGTAGTCATCAGTAAGTAGCGGTCGAAGCGTGGCCCACACTCGTTCTTCGTTATCATGGTCGACAAGCATCCAACTTGCCGCCATACTATCACTATAATGTTCCCAAGCAAGACGAACGTCACTAGGACTTACAATGTAGCCACGAGCTTTAGCAATATTAACCATGTATTCGACATCAACAGAGTAGTTGAAGTCACGGTAGTATTCGTCAGGAACGTAGCGAAGTCGTTTCATGTTAGTTAGTAGCAGTAATGACGAGGGGTTTCGGTTCTTCAATAGCAACAGCTTCAGCTTTCTTTGCTTTGATCTCGTTAATGACGTTAAGGATTTGTTGGGCAGTATGATTCATGATGGCGAGCATCATGTCTTCTTGTTTAAAATTCCCTTCGTCTTTAATCTTCCAACCGAAGACATTCAGAATACCGTTGCTATCGAGGAGAACGTGACCGGGTTGGAGAACTTCCATTTGAACTTCAGGCAGATTCGACATGGGTAATTTGTCCTTGTAGGGTAGCGGTTTGTTTAAGCTCTTCAACAACCATATGTGCATGGTCGAAGTTAAGAGCATGGATAGTGAAAACGAAGGTGCCATCAGGAGTTTTAAACTCAACCTGATAGGGGTACCACTTTCGTCCTTTGAAATCAATAAATGGGTCCATAGGCAATCATCTTAACGTCAGCTTTACTGTCGAGCATAACGTATTGAGCTCCTTTAATGGGTCTAAGATCAGGTACAGTCACGAAGGTATCGTACTTATAAGGGTTATACGTGACTTGGACTGCTTCAAGAGACTTCATACGAGGGTCGTTCATGATCCATGTGTCACAGAGGATACCTGCATGGATATTCTTTGTTTGTTCACGGAGGACTCGTGCACGACCTGATTGGCTTACTTCAAAGAGACAGTTGTATACGCATCCTTTTTCAATGTACTCTCTGACAAGACCATTGCGTAGGTTCCTGACAGAGAAGATCTTACGACGGATATTGTAGTATACGAAGCAAGACCTTCCTGCTTTTTTCATTTGTTAGCGCCGTAGATAGCTCGGTGAACTTCGAGGCGGGAATCAGTGAAGAATTGCAGGCGCCATTGACTCAGATCTTCAAAACCAAACTCACCGAGGATTCGGTAGATAGTGTCTCGAAGAGGCTCGTTAGTATCAATGTAGTCAACGAACTTAGGCGAGTGCAGCATAGCGTTGGCAGCCATAAGCACACCCGCTTTACGCTCGAATGCATCACCTTTACGGCAAACACTCATACCAAATTTGCGACGACCTTCAACGGGCCGACCGAAGAGGAACGTGCAGCCACCTTCGTGGATATAGTCGCGATCGAAGAAGTGAACAGCACGGCCGTCCCGGACGATTTCTTGCAGGAGTTGAACGTTGTTTTGTTCCATGATATGTGTCCTATATTGTGTGTGTAGATTATTTATACGAGTTAAGAGCTTCTTTCCACATAGCATTTAGCATTTGTTTTCGCACATCATTGATTTCATCGAAGCTGAGACCGACGTAACCTTTCTTGTTAAGCCATTGCTCCATAGTGTACTTGAATTCGAGTTGCACTTGGATGGCTTGGAGGATAGCAGCTTGGGCAAGGCCAATGCGATGGATATCATAGGAACCACCCCCGTTTTTAATACATTGACGGATGTGATCACGAACGATTTCTTTGATGTCAATGCACAAGTATCCGCCATTCCATTGAGTACGCGTATCTCGGAGGATATCACGCACGGCGTCTCGGCTAGCATCAAAGTTAAAGATAGCTCTGCGGAGGGCTTTACCGACTTTTTGGATACGGAGTTGCTTGATGTTTTTCATGCGAATAGTAGGTTGGTAGTTGTCAGGCCAGTTTGGCTTTAACAGGGTAGTTATTACTTTCACGTTGTCGCTTGATAACGTCGTGGAGTCGTTTGGCGTACCATTCGACTTTACCGGATTCGAGGAGGATGTCGTCTTTCTTGCCCATACGAAGCATGTACTTGAAGACTTGGCCTTTAAGATGACCAATCATTTCTTCAGGACTGAGGATATGCTCCATCATGTCCATATACTCATAACCGGGGATGATATCCTTGTAGTGTTTGGGGCTGATAGCTTCCCACGTTTTGAAGGCGGGGTTTTCAGCGGGTTGACTTTGTTCAACGAAGCTGATTTCGTTAGGTTCTTTTTCAGCTACATCAAACACGATTTCTTCACGTTCACGTTTCTCATTAAAGAATCTACGGAGTTGAACATTCTCGTAGTCGTCTTCATACTTCGGTTTAGCTTTACCCATTTGCGTATCCTCTTTAGGTTTGTAAGCGTCCATTTCAGCTGCTTGTGCGTTAAGGAATACTCGCTGAGACTCGCTACCTTGGTATAGATCTAGGAGGCTCATTTCAGCGGTACAGGGTGGACGAATTGGCTTTCATAGACGTCACCGTTCTGTTCACGCTTAACGTCCTCATAAGGGGCCGCCACTCGACGGTACATTTCGAGCTTGGCACCTTCGAGGGCACCCATGACGTCATTAATGGTTTGGTAACGGAATCCGTAGTTTTTGAAGTACTCGTTGACGAGAACAGAGATACGGTAGTTTAGTTCACCGGGAGCGGTACTACCGTCGGTAGCCCAAAGGTGGCTGTCGACAATGTACACACGTTGATCTTTAGGGACGTAAGGCATCTAAAAAGTTTCCTTAAGTGGTTAAATCTTAATTTTAGTAGACGGTTTGAACATGAGGTAGATGAAGTACGCAGAGCAGCACAGCAAGAACACAGTCCAAACTTTAGCGATCAATTACAGGTACTCCGAGGTGATAGTGTCACAGGCTTTTTCAACGTCGCTACGCCACTCAGTGACGAGGCTTTCAAAGAACGGATGATAACGAGTTTGGGTTTCTTTGAAGGCTACAACAGGTTTGTGCAGTACAAAGTTAGCGTAGAAGACTTCCATAGCAGTACCATGCTTAGGGAGTTTGTCGTCATTGAGATTAACAAGGACAATATCACAGTTGCGGATATCCATGAGGTCAAGCTCAAAGATACGCTTCATGTGCTTTTGTTCACCGCTATGACGACGCCTACAAGGATCGAGGCACTTAACACCAGCGTGGCCGAGGAGGTACTTAGCTTTATCTCGCCAAGCACACATGTTTTCTTCGGTCACGTTTTCCATAGGACCAGCAAGGTAGGCTTTGATCATTTGTTTCTCATAGTGAGTTCAAATTCACGAGGCATTTCACGAATGAATGCGAAGTTTTCTCGAAGGTGTTTTAGATCAGAGTAAGTGGTAGAGCCGTTGTCTTCGAAGAAGATAACTCCGTAGGAAAACACGAGGGCTAGGACGCTTTCATTGGTACTTTTACAACTGAGCTCGCAAAGGGTCGGTTTATAGATAGCGAATAGAGGATCGAAGTAGTCGCTTTTAGCCCACGGAGTCGTGTTGAATTCAATCGACATCTTTACTTCCTTTTTGATAAGGACGGTAAATAAACAAGGCGCACTTAGGAGCAGTACAATTGGTGATGTCTTCTCGTTTACCACCAACGCAGTCTAGGCAGAACTGTTTAATAGCTTGTGTAGGACTACGGCCTTTTTGGAGCTTAAGGAGTCGCTGCTCTTCTTCCCATTCCTCAAGACGACCTTCAGCTTTAGCGGCTGCTCTAGCTGCACGCCATACAGCGAGTGCTGCTTGGCCTTTAGCTTGTACTTCTTTGGTGAGGGCTTTAGGGTTGCCCCTACCACTCTGTGGCGACTTAGAGTCGTTAGTAGTTGGGCGTTTTGAAGGCACCTGGACGATATTGGTTCCAGATTTTGTAGTCGAAGTCGATTTGCTTACGGATTTCGTTGAGCCGCCGCCTTTCTTCTTCACCACGTTTCCAGACTTGGTAAGAGTCGGAGTGCTCGTAGAACCAGTCGTGGGCTTTGAGTCTTTCGATGTAGTCTTTTTCGAGGGTTTCATTGATGATGTCCTGAAGTTTACCGGGGATTACGTTCGGACGCATGGGTACCTCGCTACAAGGAACTCTAGAATAACAACATCAGCGGGTTTGTTTTTATCTTTTTCTTTACGGAGCAACCCAATGGTAATACCGATAAGGCCACGAGGATCAATTTCTTTAGGCATACAGTGGAGCAGGTCGTGGCCAGCGTCGTGGACACCTACAATGTAGCCAGTAGCAAAGGTTTGCCTATGGGTTTCTTTGTCTTGCAGCAGACGTTCGAGGTCTCCGACAGTAACTACACCAGCGTAAGAAGGTTGCGCGTGACAGCTGAAGACAAGGAGTGGGATGAAGATGCTAGCTACGAGTGCTCGAATGGTTTTACGATTTTGATTCATCTTTGTGCCTGAGGACTTGACTATTAAGTTTACCATACAGAGCAGTGAAGGGTTCTTCGTCTACTTTGCTTGCATACATACCGTAGTAAGTATCAACACCTCGCTTTCTTTCTCCAGGAGTGGTGTGGCCAATGAGCCACGCAAGGATGGCTGCTTCTTCGACTCGTTCGAGGGTAATGGTGATGGGGCTAAACTTAGGTTCTTTGATTTCGATTTTCATATTAGAACTCCATTCGGTAGACAAAGATAGGGATGCCACCTGCTACAGTGGCGAGGGTATCGAAGGGATCTTTAGTACCACGACCTGATTTATGGTCGTAGATTTCTTTACCGACAGCAGCAACAAGGACTAGGCCCATAGCGTATTCAGCTTTGATGGGAGTTCCAGCGATTATAGCGCCAACAATGAGGTGTAGGAGTTTATCCATTAGAAGCGGTACTCCAAGCCAGAATGAAGGACAACACCAATGCGGCCATCAGCACGCATAGGAAGAGTGCTGACATTAAACCGTAGACGATTAGCCAGAGGGAAGCTTGCGGTGGCAGCGACGAGGGGCATGACAGGAGCTTCTTCATAACCGACTGCACCGCCAAGTGTAATTGAAAAGAAGTCATTATGTTGGTAGACGTATCCAAGGTAAACAGTCGGGTCACTGTAGGAGTTTTTCAAGACACCGACAATGACGTTATTGGAGTGCTTGTAGGCAATACCGGGGTTGACGTTGTTGTAGCTGCTGTTGTTGATGCTGTGGTAGGAGAACCCGTGGATGACAATACTACGTTCTTGGGCGGCACTACACGCGGCGAAACCACCGAGTGCCAAGCCGATAATGAGTGCAAGGAGGTTTCGGCAAAGCCGCGCTCGTGGCGTACGATGGAATCGCTGCATGATTACCCTTTAGAAGAAATATTCGAAGATAGTGTATGCACCCCACACAATAACGAATGCAGAGCAGAAACCAGCGAACATTGCGGGAGGCATTATTTAATCACTTTAACAAGTGTAAGAGCGTGTTCTTCGATTTGAAACTCAGCGTCTTTGTACAACCAAGGGTATCGTTGCCTGTCTTTAAGCATAGAACCAAGGTAGCTTTTAGCGCCACTAATAGTGTTAAAGCATTTAGTGGGGTTGTCGTATCCACCGTAGTAAGCACCGGTGGTGACGTCTTTAATACGATAGAGGGTCATATTAGACGGCTTGTTGGATAGCAGTGTGCGAGCTAAGGAGACCATCGCGATGGATTTTATAGAGGCTAAGGTAGACGTAGGTATTGACAGCACCACGACGGCTACTGACAATTTTAGCAAGCATACGCTTTTCACCGTGACGAGACGGTTTGTAGGTCTCAATGACTTCGTAGTGGTTCATCCAAAGGCTGCTGCTTTGACGTTGCGGCAGAGCAATGATGTCACCGACATAGAGTTGCTTACCGAAGCGATCTTTAGCAACAGGAATTTCAATGTTGCTTTGGTCGTAAGCACGGATGTTGAATTCGGTCATGATATATGTGTGTCCTTACTTTTGGATTTCAAAACATTTAATGTAACCGGGGCTAACACTTCTTTTTAGCAGGAATGACAGCACTTGCTCGCAGTCTGTTTGTGTTTTAAACTCACGGGATTGCATAGGGGAGCTAGCAATAACAAGCAGCCACATAGTAGTGATAGTTGCGGTCATTTAGGCCATTTCCTAGGCACTTGAGGGACTTCGGGCGCAAGGGCACTTTGGTGTTCACGCCCGAGTTGGTAGGCGTAGAGGATCGCGCGTTGAACGTTAGGTGTCCATTCGTCTTTATTGAATTCCCACACATTCCAGTTGTTAATGAAGGGAGCAAACACTTCTTGTTTTTCTTTATAGCTCCAACGTTTTTCTACACGAACTTCTACTTTAGTCATGTTATTAGTTTTGAATGTGGGTGATACCGTGAGTTACACGAGTTTTCTCTTGCTTAAGACGCTCTGCAATGTCAGCACACTCAGCGACATTACGGGCGACCCTGATGTCAGCTTCGCAGAGGACTCGAAGGGCAGCTTGCGGCTGGATGCTCATCAGGATACGAGCGTTTTCACGGGCAGTACAACCTTCATCAACTTGACCTCCCGAAACGGAACCTCCGAAGCCGGGAATTGCAACACCCGCTCCGCCGGTAACGATACAGGTAGCGGAAGGGGCAGCGGCCCACGCACTGGCGTTGGGAGTATTGCGGATGCGGATATCATCGGGTTGGCTGTTGACAGTGGTGTTGTTGACGGTTACAGCTTGATCGCCGGTTTGAGCTTGCGAAGAGCCAGTCGAAGCTTGCGAGGTAGCTTGTCCTCCAGTAGCACTAGAACGGCTATTGGAATTGCCGCCAGTAGCAACACTATTGCTCCGAGCAGAGCTATCGTTATCGATACGAACGTTATTACGGACGGCAGAAACAGAATTACTAAGGCTGCCAGCAATAGCAGCAGAATTGGACTGACTAGAATTAGTGTTGCTATTAGTATTACTGTTAGCATTGTGGTTGGCATTCAGGTTCGTATTGGTGCTATCCACACGGTTGCTGTTGGTGCTGGTAACGGTAGGGGTCGTTTGAACAGGCGGCTTGTTGGTAGCTTGGGCACTAGTAGCGTAAGCCGTAGCAAAGGCGATAGAAATCAACGAGATAAGGAGGTTTTTGCGCATGATATATGTGTGTCCTTAATGAAATGGAAAAAAGAGGAGCCGGAAGAGCTCTATATGGGGTTATATAGGGATACTCTTACCGGCTCCTTCTAGGTGGGAGCTTAATACAAACTTCTTAATACAGGTTAGAACGGGATGTCGTCATCTTCCATTTGATTCTTACGGGGACGACCGGCAGGCTTTTTAGCAGCAGCTTTCACCGGAGCTTTGGCTGCAGGCTTAGCAGCAGGCTTTTTAGTAGTACGCTTAGGGGCAGGAGCTTCTTCTTGCTCGTCGTCAGCTTCATCGGTGAAGTTTTCTTCGGGGATCTCTTCGTCTTCCACATCTTCGAAGTCGAAGTCAACGCCACCTTTCGGCTCGTACTTAATGAGCTTGGTGACTTGAACAGCACTGAGCATCACACTGGTACCACGCTTGGTGACGTTCCCTTTCGGGCCTTTGATCTCGTAGTCTTTGAGCATGACCTTCACGTTACCTTCGGAACCATTACCGAGGGTTTTCGGGTCAATGGCTTCACCAGCACGATTGACAACAGCGGGTTTGACGGCAGCATCACCGTCGGCTTTAACAGCTTTCTTTTTGAGGTTCAGTTGGAAGACACCTTTCTCGTCTTTGACGGGTTTGACGGTGCCATATTGCTCCATTTCTTCAACACGATCTTTACCGAAGCGGACTTGGAGTTCCCACTGAAGGGTACCGAAGGGATCAACGGGCTTGTCGAGCTTGGCCCAGAACAGTTTGACGTTTTTGATGATTTCGTTACGGATTTCGTTAGCCATGATGTATGTGTCCTAGTAGGTGGTCCCTATAGAGAGTTCCTTGTGGAACATTCATCTATAAGGATAGGTTAAATGACAGGAATTACTAAACCAACAAAGATTAAAAGGAATAACACTGCTCCAACTACAGAAGACAATAGACAATTCGTCTTTGATAAGCCGGAGAGTGAGCTTACACCGAAAGAAAGGTCTCTAATGCAGCTTAGGGCTTTTACTCCTGAAGGTAGGAAGTTGGGTAGGCAGAAACAAGCTGAAACAATGTTGCTGGATAAGCAGCTACAGAGGAACTTCAAGAGGAACGCTAAAGCGTATCAGAAGGTACTTAAAGATATTCCTGAATTGAGTGCTATTGATGTTATTCGCATGTGTATTCACCTTGCTCTACAGGAAAACGATTATGAGACAGCCGCTAGGTGGGCTAAAGAGCTTGCTGAATACGAGAAACCTAAACTACAACGTGTAGAGAAGGTTGTGACAGACAAGACAAGGGATCTCACTGATGAAGAACTAGCACAGAAGCTAGCTGAAGAAGGACTAATGCCTAAAGACGCATTGATGAAGCTACCTAAGGTAGAATCTCTTCAGTAGTCTTTGAAGGAATAATTAAAGGAACTCTTAAAGTATAAGGGTTCCTTTATTATTTATGATCCCTAAAGGGATATAGTTAGTTGTTGTTCTTTATGTTAGAACTACCTTAAAGGTATCTACTTAATTAGTAGTTAGTTCTTTGTTATTAATCTACTTAATTAATTCTTTAAGGTATACTCTCTTTAGGGGCCTGCTACGACCTACGGCCGGCGAAGCTAAATTACCGGAAGGTTTTTGTATTTAAACTTCAAGTACTTAGCAACAAGCCGACCAACAACAGGCATTTCATAAGCTTTGTTGATTTTCTTTTGAGCATCAATGACATCTAGCATAGAGTCAATCCATTGAACTCGAAGATTACGAAAGTTATAGTAGTCTGTTTTGAAGACATCCTCAAGGAGGACATGATTATGCCTGACGAGATATCCTTCGAGTGTAGAGCAACGAGGACCATCTTCGTCGAGGAGCTCTCGAATGATCCATTTCATGCATTTTAAATGAGCTCTAAAGGTAGGCTCATAAGTCTTACCTCGTTCTGACGTGATTGCAAGACACAGGTAACCACTAGTTTTACCTTGTTTGAGATCTTTTTTGATTTTATTGAGGGTGTCTTCAAAGAATTCGATAGGGACTCCGTATTCTTTGATGATCTTACAGAGGTCTTTACGGGGAAACATAGTGGAATGGATAATGAGATCGATCATTTGAAGAGTTCCTTGAAGAGAATTTGATTAGCATCAACATCGATTTCTCTGTATTGAGCATCAGGGATTACTGTTTCAGCTACTCCTTTGACTTCTGCTACGAAGAACTGCCTGCCGGGTTGTTCTTTGGAGAGTTTCTTTGCAATGTTGATAGCTTGTTGCCGATTGTTACTATCGTCTTCGAGGCTAACTTCGTCTTTACCGAAGATGTTGACTTTCTTAATGATATAGAAGTTTTTCATTTAGGTGCTCCTTGTTCAGGAAGAACAGAGACGGTTACATCAGGGAACAATTTCTTAAGATCTTGCTCTGTTAGAATTTCTCCTGCTTGATCCATGATTAGGAAGTCACCAGTCCTCATATCGATTCTGATTTGGATATATTTCGCTCTGATACCAACAGGCATCCACGCTGTGTGTTTGTTGACCGCTTGAGAGAGTTGAAAGAAGAGTCGCTGAAGGCTGCATCTATCGAACCATGAGTAGTTACTGTCTTTACTTTTCTTGTAGAAGGTTAGGCCAATCATACAACCTCCGTAGTGTTAACTCTATGGTTACTCATGCGAATACCTCTGTACTTTTGTAGGGTCGATTAGGTTGCCAGTTAGGATCTTCTTGTTCTTTGTCTAAGATCCAGTTAGCGTTGAACAGGGGTACTTGGCTACCGTTGATTTGTTCACTACTACAGTTACGAGCACCATCAAAGGTCAGGATACCTACGCACACAGGTACATCGTATTTGGTGTACAGTCGTTTAGCTGTTTCTCGGATAGCACTGTCAATACGACGCACAGTATTACCGCTAGCGACAAAGTCGTCAACGATAATGTATCGCATGAATTCAGTAGTGGCTTCTACTTCGTTACCGTGGGATTCACTCTTTTCACTAGGTTTACGGACATAACATAGACCTACGGGGAGACCACAGGCAATACTGAATGCTGCAGCACAACCAGAGCTACCACTGAAGGCAATGGTGTTTACATCTAGTTTACGCAGGAGGATACTAGCTGCTTGCCTGAGGTTGTCCATTTTATGCATGAACTCATCAGGCGTACCAGAGGTCCAACCGTAGTTACTGGCGGAGCGCTTCATTTAGCTT